CTAGTAGGGGCGAGCGTTCTGATCGCGCACCACGCGTGGCGCAAATCCCTGGCCCCCACCGCCGAGCCTTTGCCGCGCACCGGACACGAAGCCCCGAGCCTCCGCGCGCCGTCGAGTCGCCTCCAACTCCGTCCGGTGCCGCTCGACTAGCCGCTGCCGCTCGGCGCTGGCGGCTGCGGCTGCCTCGGCGGCACCTTGCTGGCGCGCTCTCTCGACCGCATCTTGGGCACGGAGATCGGCCGCCTCCATGTCTCGCGCCATCAGTTCGATCACCTCGCCGAAGTGGAGCAGCTCGGCACGCATCGCCTGCTCCTCCCGTCGGCGCTGATCGTCGGAGCTGTGGTGGCGCCAGCCGAGTACTCCAACAGCAGCCATCGCCACCAACAAGTCCGTGACGATCGTCTGCTCACGTCCGGTGGCCCACATCACGATCGATGCGGTGAGCCCAACGGCTGCGGCCACAAGGTAGAGGTGGCCTGCTGCGATCGCACATCCGAAGGTCGACGCCGGTGACTGATGCAGCACTGAGCCCTCCTTACTTCTTAAGGGAGATTTAAGAGAACTCCGATCAGACACCCGTTCGAGCGGTCGCGAAAGGCCAGGTCGTGGAAATGTTCGGTGACGGGCCGTGGCCGACTCGCAGCACCGCCGCGCCGCGTGCTATGAGCCACCGAGCGTGAGGACGGGAATGACTCTTGTCGACAATTGATCACCGACGGTAGCGGGCCGATCCAGAGCTCGGCGAGGCCCCGTCACACATCGCATCGATTGCCGTGACCGATCTTGCGGATGCCGCGAAAGAGGCGTTGACCATCGACGCAAGGCGGGGGCCGGTGGTGTGCAGCCCCCGACCCCCGCAGTGTCGCGACGGCGTCACCGTAGCAGCCGGCGGTCGCGGTCACGTACGGTCGAGCTACGGGCCGGTCTCGTGCAGGAGGCGGGCCACCGCTCCTCGTGCAGGAGGACATCATGGACGCTCGTCTCGATGACTACATCGGCCTGCGGATCGCTCGGTATCGCGACGTCGGCCGATTGACCCAGCGGGAGCTCGCCGACGCAGTGGGCGTCTCGCGAGAGCATCTGTCGCGGGTGGAGAACGGACGCAAGGCGGTGACCGACCGGCGAATGTTGTACGCGTTCGCGACTGCTCTAGGGGTGTCGGTCACGGATCTGACCGGGCAGCCCGCACCGCCGCGCAGCCAGGACGATCTAGTCATGTATTCGGCCGTGCCAGCGCTGCGCGGCGCACTCGACGACGACCCGGAGGACGATTCGCGAATCACAGCCAGCATGCTGGCAGCCGAGGTCGACCGGGCGATGGCGGCTCGGATGGCGTGCGACTATCACACCCTCGCGGCGCTGCTGCCGGGGCTGGTCATGGACGCACGGCGGCTCGCCGACGAGGACGGCGACAGCGGGCGAGTCGGCCTGGAGTTGTTCGTCCGTGCAGCGGTGTGCGCGAGTCTGACGATCAAGCCGTTCGGGCATATCGATCTTGCGACACGGCTCGGAGAACGTGCTCGGATCGCGGCTGTCCAGCTCGGCAGTCCCGCCTCGCTCGCGGCTGCCGACTTCGCCTTGGCACAGACGGCTCTGGCATCCGGCACCGTCGGCGGCCGGCGGCGCAGCCTGGCCGCCGCGACCCGCGCAGCGGACCAGATCGGAGACGTCGGCGGGGATGAGGCGCTGTCCTGGTACGGAATGTTGCACCTGCAGGCGGCCCTGTCTGCGGCGACCCTCGGCCGGGTCGACGAGGCCGCCGCGCATCATTCTGAGGCGACGGCGGTCGCGGCCAGGGTAAGCGCGGATCCGTGGCGCATGGAGGTGACCCCCGCCAATGTTGGCGTGTGGCGGGTGGCGATCGCGCTCGAGTCAGGCGAGCCGGATCGGGCACCGCAGTACGCGCGGGCGGTGGACCGGACCGGGTTGCGCACGCGCCAACGCCTGGCCCACTTGCACATCGCCTGCGGCAGGGGCTGGTATCAAGCCGGGAAGCCGGACAAGGCGGTGCGCCAGTTCCTGGCCGCAGACACGGTCGCGCCGTCGGAGCTGCGGTCACGCCCGAGCGTGCGGGAGATCGTCGGCCAGATGGTCCGCGATGCGCGCCGACGCGGCGGCCCGGAACTGCGGAAGCTGGCCCTGCGTGTGGGAGTCGATCCGCTGGATCCGGACCTTGACGCCGGCGTGGTGTAGCCGCTCGTGATCAGAGTTGCTGAGGCGGTGTGACCAGATGGTCACACCGCCTCAGTTGCCACCCGCCTACGGTCAGCTACATCGATCGGTTGACCGATTGTTGACCGGGCGTGACGCCGTTTGCGCCTCCCCCGTGGCCGAGCGGCGTCACGTCCCTACTTCCGCCGAGGAGGTACGTGGTGTGGTGGCCATTCAAGCGACGACAAGCCCTGAGCCAGATCGACCAGACCGGACCCGCAACGGTGTACCCGCATCACGCTGGCGCGTTCCTGTCGCCGCAGTGCGCAACCGACCGCCCCGCCTGGGACGCGCCGACGCTCATCCCCGCGACGTCGACACTGACCACGCTCGGCCAGATCCGGCGGGCGGGTCAGCCACGGCGGTAACGGCGCTGGTTCTGCGGCTGCGCCACCAGGGCAGGCCGATTTTGCTGCGCGTGGAACACGCCGCGCTGCTCGTCGGCGATACGGTCGAGCTGGAAGGCCAGCAGCTCGGCAGCGATGGCACTCCGCTGGGACGAGTGTGGCTGACCGTGGATGTCCACGCCCTGAAAGGCGCAGTCGTCGGGCAGGTCACCCTGCCCTTCGCCAGGTAGGCCGCGGTGACCACTCGCCCGGCAGGTCCAGTAGCGGGCACGACCAACCTGCGATGCATGGGCTGCTCGGACGGCATCACGGTGCAGAAGCATCGCTGTGCCGGCGAGCGGGAGCTGGTGCCCTACGGCGGGTTCTGCACCTGCCCGAGGCCGGGCTGTCGCGAGTCGCTGGCGAGCAAGCCTCGGTCCGCGCAGCGCCCACAGAGGGCATGACCACTGGAGCACCTCCCCCGCCCCACGGGGGAGGTGCTCTTCTCGTGGGGCCACCTCCAACATTATTCCTTGTGTGCCTCAATAGATAGTACTAGTATTTACTTGACGGACACAAGGGGAGGGGGTGAAACTGAAATGACTGACCGGATGGACCAGGTCATCACCGCGGCGGTGCGTCAGGGCTTCTCAGCCCGGCAGACCCGCACGGGCACGTGGGTGTTCTCCAAGGGCATCACCACGCTGATCATCGAGCGGACGCCGCGCACCTCGCGCGAGTGGATGTACATGATCAACGCCCTGCGCGGTGCTGGTCTGCGCTTCCCGCCTCGCGGGGAGTGACCAGCGGTGGGGCCGCGTGACGGCGCGGCCCCACCCCATCCGGAACTGACCGACGGACACAAGAGGATGGAGATTGAGCATGACACAGGAATGGCGGGTATTCGTCACCTGGCGACGCCCCGAGCAGGCCGACGACATCGACCGGCTCAGCACACTAACTCAGGCACTGCCCGGTTTCGGCATCGCGCACGACGACGGCGACGCAGCGCGACTCGAGGCGGCCATGACGGTGCAGGCGCCCACGATCCGGCAGGCGACGGAGGCCGCGCTGCGGGAAGCCCGAGCGGCTTACGCCGCAGCCTTCGGGACGGCGGGCGAGCCGCTCCGGCTGCGCGTGCTCACCTTGGAGGAGCACGACGCCGAGGTGGCTCGCCCGTCTCAGATGGAGCTAATGGGCCTGAGCGAGGCCGCAGAGGAGCTGGGGATCAGTCCCCAGCGCGTCGACCAGCTGGCGCGCACGAACCCAGAGTTCCCGGCACCGGTGGCCAGACTGGCGGCCGGCGCAGTGTTCACGGCCGCGTCGATTCGGACGGCGAAGGAGCGCGGCTGGCAGCGCCCGCCGGGCCGCCCTCGCAAGACGATCGCCTGACGCGCGATGACCGCGGCCCCCGTCCTCTACCGAGGGCGGGGGCCGCTGGTCGTCTGCCGGAACCCGGTCAGCGGGGTGCGCGTAGGGAGCCGTCCGCGCCGAGGACCCGTACCCGCTGTCCGGGCAGGGCGTAGACGGGCTGCCCGGTGGGCAGGCCCAGGGACAGCAGCAGCCGGCCGAGGCCGCGGGCGGCCCGGGCGGGCCGGCCGGACCCGGTCCGGGCCTCGAGCCAGCGGCCGGCCTCGTAGATGCCGTACCCGAGCACGATGCCGAGCGCGGCGGCGACCTGCGGTTCGGTGACGGTGATACCGGTCGCTTCGGCGATCCACTCGGCGACCGGCGCGCCGATGACGAGCAGCCGGGCGGCGAGGTAGCCGAGCAGCATCGGCCAGGCGGTGCGGAGTCGGGCGGCGACCCGGTCGGAGATACGCACGATGATCCTCCTCGGACCAGATGGGGAAGGGATGGTCGGGCCAGGCAGGCCCTGGCCGGATAGCGGCCAGTCAGGGCCGGGGGGCCGGGACAGGCGGCTGCTGGAGACCAGCGAGCTGTGCCTTGAGGTCACCGATCTGCGCGGTCAGCGCGGTGATCGTTGCTTCCTTGCCGGCCAGCTGCACGCGCAGCTGGTCCCGCTCGGTTTGCACGGCGCGCAGCTCGGACGACAGGTGCTGCTCGGTGCGTTCCAGCTGCGCGATGCGGGACTCGAGCTCGACGACCCGTAGCCGTAGCCGTTCGGCCTCGGCCGACGTGGCGGCCAGGGACTCGCGGGCGTCGCGCAGCGCGCTGAGCGTTTTTCGCAGTTCCGACTTGACGTCGTTGAGCTCCGACTTGGCGCCCTGCAGCTCGGTACGCAGGTCGGCGGTCAGTTCCTGGTAGATGTCCTGGCGGATCCGGTCGTGCTCGGCTTCCAGCTGCCTCGCCGTGGCCCGGGCCTGGCTGGCCTGAGCCGCGGCGAGGCGCTGCTGGACCGCGCGGGTCTGCCGGCTCAGCAGATGCGCAACGACCGTGCCGGTGAGACCGGCGCCGACCACGCCGGACGCGCTGACCAGCGCGACGATGACGCCGGTCTCCACGCTCAGCTCTGCGGTGCCGGCGCGGCCAGCGAGGCCAGGACGGTGCGGATCGCCGCGACCAGATCCTCCTGGCGGACCGGACCGTCGCCGGCGGGCAGCCCGGCCAGTACCCGCTGAGCCACCTGCGCGGCGAACGCGTCGACGTCGACCGGCTCCGGCGCGGGCAGTTCGAGGTCGGCCAGCAGGGCCCGCACCTCGTCCGGGCTGGACGACTCGGCGGCGACGATCTCCCCGAGCGCCCGCAGCCGGATCAGCGTCTCGTTGAGCACACCCAGGGTGGACATGCCCGCGGGGATCCCACCGCCGACGTAACGCCAGGCGGTGCCGCGCAGGTGGAAGTCCACGGCCGGGTCCTGGAGCAGGGCCAGGAACTGCTTGGGGGTCATCATGTCGTCGTCATCTCCTCGGATGCGGGCCACCGGGTCGTAGCCGGCGGCGATCGTGCTGGTCTCGTAGCCGGTCAGCCCGGACAGGTGGATGTGGCCGCGGTCGGTGCTCGACCGGCGGGCGTAGGTCGGCTCCCACGACTCGTGCCAGCAGGGGCCGCCGTTGTTGCGCTCGGGCTCCCAGTTCATGTACTTCAGCCAGCGGATCCCGCCGACGCCCGCCTTGCGGTCGGCGAGCAGCTGCGCGCCGATCCGCTGGAGCGAGGGCAGCGGCAGGCCGTCGACCTTGGACCGCGCGCCCGCCGCCGGCGGCATCACGTCCAGGGCGTACCCGACGCCGTAGCGGGCCTTGCCCGGGAAACCCGTCGCCGAGTAGGGGGTGTGGTCCTCGGGCGGATCCGCCTCCAGGTGGGACCGGTTGCCGATGTCGTAGACGGTGTAGCCGTGCCCGCGCAGGATGTCCCGCAGGTCCCGGGCCGGTGTCATCAACCGGAACGGGCTACCATCCTTGACCCAGTTCAGTCGCCGTTGTCTGCCCACGTCGTTGGCCTCCTGTGTGATCAGCTGCCGAAGGGCAGCCTGTTCGGCCGGTCGCTTGGTCAGGTCGCCGAGCGCCGCGCCCATGTCCCGGTGGAAATGCGCCCACACCCGGCAGCCGAGCTCCTTGGCGGTGGTGTGCATCTGCCGGTACCACGTCGCGCACAGCTCACCGGTGGGGTCGACGTCGGCCGCGTAGCCGTTCGCTCGCAGGATGCGCCGGTGGTCGACCTCGGCGAGGCCCCAGTCTTTGCCGGTCGCCGCGGCCAGGTCGACCATCACCTTCAGCGCGGCGGCCGGCTCCTCGTACGACGTCGGCCGGTATGGATCGGGCGCGCCGGGGGTGTACGGGTACCAGTCGCCGAGCACCAGGTCCACGGCGTCGGCCTCGTGGTCCGGCCACCAGGTCCGCCAGTCGCCCCCGCGCCGGATCCACTGGAGCGTCCAGCACACGGCAAGCCTCAGCCGGCCCTCCGCCCGGGCGGGGTGGTCGCCGACCTGCTCGCGCGTACGCGTCCAGCTGGCCCGGTACTGCGCCGGGGTCGGGTCACCGCCCTCCTGCTGCTCCGGCTCGTGATGCGTGATGAGGATCAGGTCCACGTCCGGCCTGGCCTCGCGCCATGCCTCGACGAACGCCAGCCGGTTGACGTGCTGGTCCTTGAAACTCACCACCACCGTGCAGCCGGCGGGCAGATCGGCCAGCCGCTGCCGGCCTACCCGGGTGGCGTCGGTCCACGCCGATCCCGGCAGCCCTTCCCCCGGGCCGAAGAACACCCGCACCGCGCTGCTGCCCGGGTACAGGCCGGCCATCTCGCCGATGCTCCGCCGGCCCGGACACCAGCCGGTCGGCATCATGGGTCCACTCCATAGAAGAGTGCCATCGGCAACTCCTTCCTGTTTGTTCGGATCACCCCGGGTTGGTATTGATGCGGCACACTGTCCTGCGTGACTGAGACCATGAAGCGCGTCGCTGTCGGCTTCGCTGCTCTCGCCGCGGCCGGCGTCATCGGCGGGGTCACCGCCCTGGCGCTGGTCGGGCAGCAGCAGCCCACCCAGGACGTCCGCACCGTGTCGGATGAGGCCAGCGCTACTCCCACCGCGCAGGCCAGCCCGACGGTGACCGGCGGCCCGGTCGCCAGCCCGGCGGCCGCCGCGAGCCCGGGCGCGGGGAACGCCAAGCCGCGCAGCCCCGAGGCCGCGGAGAGCCCGCGGCAGCAGAGCCGCAGCGGGAATGGCCCGGCACCTCGCAGCACGGTGGCTAAGCAGGCAGCTGAGCCCGGCCACCCCGAGCCTGCGCCGGCTCCTACGACGGGACCGCCGCCGCCTGCGCCGCCGGTGGAGTGCCTGCCGCAAGAGTTCGGCACCAACCCACGGTGCCCGCTGCCCGCCGGCAAGTAGCTCAGGACTGCATGCCGTAGCAGGCGTAGACCTGGCCGATCGCCCGGCCGGTGCCTGCGGTACGGCGCACCTCCAGCCGGATCTCGATCTCCTCCAGATAGCCCACCGTCGTGCCCCAGCCGGGCACCGCCACGATGGCGTTGATCCAGCCATCGCCGCCGCTGGTGGCCACGACGGTGCCGCCGACGAGCATGCGTCCCTCGGCGGCGGTGGGCCCGTCGGTGCCGCCGACGTAGGCCAGCAGCCGCAGTCGTGGGTGCGTCGCCGGTGTGCGGGTCTCCAGCAGTCCGACGAATGCTCCGCTGGTCGTACCCGGGATCTGGCCGAACAGCTCGGAGTTGAAGCTGATGCCGAAGTGCGCGGCGGGTAGGTACGGCCGGCCGGCGCCCTGCCCGGACGCCTCGTCGGTGGACATGACGATGTTGCCCTTGCGGTCCCACGCAGCGAAGATGCCGTCGAACAGGGACATGGCGGCGGTCCCGCCGTCCGCGGTGGTGCGGTAGGCGACCATGCCGGGTTTGATGCTGCCGTCGGGGAACGGCACCTTGCCCAGGCGGATGATGCGTCTGCCGTCGGTGTCCCGGATGACGACCTCGCCGCCGCCCTGGACGGTCAGGCCACCAGCGCCGATGGTGGCCGCCTCCAGACGACGGCCGGCGGCCAGCTCGCGGACCTGGCGCTCCAGGTCGGCGAGACGGCGCATCAGGAAGTCCTGGCCGGGCGGGATCTGATCGGACGGAATCACGCGGCGGGATCCTCTCCGGAGTTCAACAAGATGGGTGACACGGTGCCGGCGGCGGGGTCGAGTTCCCAGCCGATCGCCCGGTCGACGCCGTTGAGGCCGTTGGGGTGGCGGTGGCCGGTGAGCTCGTAGCCGATGTCATCGCCGATGGCCCAGTCCGTGCCGAGCCTCGGGTAGGTGTCGGCGCGAGCGGTGATGGTGAGGATGCGGGCACCGCGGGACATCAGCGCCAAGGCCTGCGCCGCGTGGGCGTTCAGGGTGCTGATCTGGCTGATGGACGACGACGGGCTGTAGCGGTGCTCCCAGCGCGGCCAGCCGGCGGCGAACAGCGCCGGGTCGCGGGCCGGCGTCGACTGCGGCCGGGCCTCGCCCTCCCCGGAGCTGGTGGCGATGATGTGGTTGGCGCCCCGACCGGAGGTGTAGTCCTCGGTGTACGTGTAGGCGGCCTCGGACGCGCCCGGGGAGGACAGCACGGCGTTGGCGGTACCGGTGGTGTACACCGCGTTCGGGGCCGCCGAGGCGTAGCCGATGCGCTTGCGGACCCGCACCACCGCCGTCACGGCCGTCTCGGTGGCGTCTGACCAGGCCACACCGATGGTCCACTCCGGGCCGCCGATGACTCCCATCAGCTCCCGCAGCGCGCTGTAGCAGGTCTTGTCGTCCTGGTCGAGGTATGCGCGGTCGCGCAGGGTGCCGGTGGCGGGGGCGTCGACGACGAGGCCGATGCCCTCGATGTTGGCGTCGTCGACGAGGCTCGCGGCGATCAGCGCCTCGTCCACCTGGGTGAAGACGTGGTCGCGGACGTAGCGGCGGTCGAGGTAGCCCTCCAGCGACACGCAGGCCAGCTCGACGGCGACACCGGTGCCGCCGCGTCGGGTCACGACGATGCCGGCCCACACCGGCACACCACCGAGCACCGCGACGATCATGGAGCGGCCCGGCTCGGTCGCGCCGGCCCAGTCGCGCGGGGCGCGGCCGTGCCCGCCGAGCGGGATCGGCAGCGAGAACGACGCGGAGGTGTAGGCGCCGAGGACCGCGCTGATGCTGCCCGAGGGGCGCAGGTCCGGCAGCTCTTCGACGATGCGGCCCGTCACCAGGTCGCATCCCAACCACGACACGACGGTCACGTCCCGCTCCTTTAGAAGTAGGTCGTGACGAGGACGACGCCCTGCGCGCCGGCGCCACCCGCGGCCGCCGCGCCGGCCCCGGCGGTGATCGCGCCGGCTCCGCCGCCGCCGTACCGGCCGCCGGGCGCTCCCGCAGCGGAGGTGGGCTGGCTGATGCTGCGGGATCCGCGGCCACCGCCGCCGAGGTGCGATCCTCCGCCAGAGCCGGAGCAGCCCAGCGCCCCGTCTGCCCAGGCGGCCTCCCCCGCGCTGCCGGAGAAGACCACTCCGGTGCCGACCTGGCCGCCGGCCCCGCCCTCGGCGCCGAACGCGACGGCCGAGGTGGCCCGCACGGTGCCGCCGCCTCCGCCGTCCGCGGTGACGTAGGTGCCGAAGCGGGAGGTGCCGCCGTCGCCGCCGGCCGCGCCCGCAGCGCCGGCACCGCCCGCGCCGACGGTCACCGTCACCGAGGCGGGCAGCGTCGAGGCGTCGATGAGGTCCTCGGCGTACGCGCCACCGCCACCGCCAGCGCCGACCGACGCGGATCCGCCGGCGTTGGTGGCCGCTCCGCCGCCGGCCCCGCCGCCGCCCTGGCAGCGCACGTACACACTGCGCGCCCCGAACGGCTTGGACCACGTCCCGCCACCCGTCGGAGGCGCGCCGACGGTGGAGTACACCTGGGTCTGCGCGGCGACGGTCCGCCAGCCCGCCGAATCGTGCACCTCGACGCGGCGCAGGTCCATTCGCCACACGTGCAGCCCGCCATAGGCCGGCAGTGCGTCCCGCTCGGCCTGGTCGCGCACGGGCAGGATCCCGCCGGAGCCGACCACGAACGGCCGCCGGTCGGTCACCGCCGGCGCGCCAGGGCTGGCGGGCACGTCGATCGTGGCCAGCCGGATCGCGCCGGCCGGCACGGCCGGTTCCGCCGGCGACGACCCCGCGACGCCGGCGAGGTACTCGGAGCGGGCCAGGCGCAGGCCGGACGAGTCCTCGTCGTTGTCGTAGACCCGCAGGATCACGATGTCCTTGCGGGGGTTGGTGGCGTCGGCGGCCGTCAGCGGGCCGGGAGTCTCATCAGCCGGCAGCGCGACCCAGTACGGGCCCTGCGGGGTGGTCAGGCCCGGGTCGACGCAGGCGACGCCTGCCTTGACGGTGATGGTCGACCCGGCCAGGGACACCTGCAGCTGGGTGCCGCCGGGACGGACCCCGCCGCGGGCGCCCATCGCCCGCCCGCCGTAGGTCAGCGCCAGCGCCATCGCCTGCCGCAGCTCGGCCGCCGAGTAGGCGGGCGAGCCTGCGGACGCGTTGATCCACAACGGATCGGCCACGGATGTCCTCCTCAGTGCCAGGTGTCGCGCCACCGCACGGTGGCGGTGGCGGCCGCCGAGTAGGCGGACGCGTCGAATGCGATCTCGTAGGTGCCGGGCGGCAGCACCGGCCAGCCGGTCCCATCGGTGGTGGTGACGCCGCGGCGGGACGCGGTGCCGTTGAGGTAGACGGTGCGGGCGGCCGTGTCGATGTCCAGCCACTGCCCCGCCGCCAGCGTCGCCCACACCCGCACCACCGCCGTGCCGACGTCGGTGAGCAACGAGATCCGCGGTTCGGCTACGGGCCCGTCGACGCGCACGAGCAGGCCCGTCGCCTTGGTGCCCGCGTTGGTGATGCTGCCCCGGCCGGACGTGACCGCAGCCGAGACCGTCAGCGGCGCGGTGGCCGGCAAGGTCAGCCCGCCGACCGTGGACGGCAGCCCCAACGTGGTGCTGTGCTCGACGCCGCTGTAGATCGTCGGGTCCAGCGCCACGAACGCGGCCTGGACGTAGGTGTGCCCGTCGACGTGCCGCGACTCCGGATCCACCATCCGCGGCCGGCCCCGCAGCAGGTACTCGACACCGCCGATGACGAACCGCAAGTCCACGTCGGCGCTGCTGGCCGGCGCGAACGCGGCCAGCAGCGCCGACATGCGGTCCATGTAGTCGACGGGGCCGCGCGCGAGGATCACCAGCCGCATCGCCACCGCGACCTGCTCGGCCCACTCCGCCCCGGACCACGACCCGGACGACCAGGCCCGCGTCCCGCCCTGGTCCGCGCGCACGTCCCGCTTGAACGGGTTGAAATGCGAGCCGCGCACAAACCGGTACGGGGTGCCGGGGCCCAGGACCAGATCGCGTAGCTGCACCTGACCCTCAGCCAGCGGCATATCAGTGCGCCCCCATCATGGCGAGCTCCTCTTGGACCTGGCGCAGGCTGAAACGGTCGGTGAACGCCTTGATGATCAGCTGCTCGATGTTGATGCCACGGCCGCCGCCGGCCTCCCGCACGGCCGCGGCGATCATCGCGGCGAGAGTCGACAGCGGCGCCACGACCTCGTCCTGCCCGCCCTCAGCGATCTGCGCGAGCATCCCGCCCGGACGGGCGCGCGCGACGCCGCCCTCAGCCAGTCGGGGGATGTCCGGGAACAGATCGGCGATGCGGAAGCCCTTGCCCCCGAACGGCGGCGGCACCCAGTCCGGCACTCTGATGTTCAGCTCGAAGTCCAGCCGGTTCCACGCGTCGATGACCGCGTTGATCCCGCCCTTCGCCGCCGCGACGATCCCGTCGAACATGCCGCGCGCCTTGGCTCCGATCTTGGCGCCCAGGCCGCCGATGAACGACACGATCTTGCCGAGCCACTCGAACACCCAGCCGTACACGGCCTTCACCATTCCGAGCCACAGCCCGAACGCCGCCTTGATCGCCGGCCAGGCCGTGTTGGTCAGCCAGTCGACAACGAACTTGATCGCACCCCACACGGCCTTCCACACGGCGGTGACGACGTTGCGGAACGTCTCGCTGTTGCGCCACAGCAGGACGATGCCGGCGACCAGGGCGATTACCGCAATCAGCACCAGGCCCAGGGGGTTCGCGGACATGGCGGCGTTGAGCAGCCACTGCCCGGCCGCCCACGCCTTCGTCGCGACGTTCGCGGCCACCGCCGCGACGCGCTGCGCGACCGTGGCGACGACCGCCCGCCCCTTGGCGATGACCCCGCCGCTGGTGGCGGCGTTCTCCGTGGCCTGCGCGGCGGCCGCGCCGCGGGTCGCCGCAGTGTTCGCCGTCAGCGCGATCGTGTGGGCCTGCATCGACGCGCGCAGGCCCCAGTTCGCCGCCACCTCGGCGATCTTGATCGGGACCATCGCCACGGCGGCGAGGTTCGCGGCGGTCTGCGCGCCCTTGACCAGGACGTAGCCTGCGGCCAGCCACGGCAGCAGCTTGACCAGGGTGTCCAGGTGACCGGCGGCGAACCCGACGAGCGCACCGGTCACCGACAGGGTGTCCCGGAAGCCGCTGCCCTCCCGCGCCGCGCCGGCCAGGGCCGGGGCCAGCTTCGCGGCGTTGTCGGTCAGCGCCGGCAGGCTGGCCACCACCGCCTCGACCACACCACGCACCGCGCCGAGGACCTCGGCGATGCGTTCCTGCCCCTCGGCGGAGTTGAGGAAGCGGCGCAGCCGGGCGGTGCCGGCCTCCAGACCGGACAGCATGTCACCGCCCGCCTCGGCGCCGCCCGCGCGCAGAATCGCCACCACGATGCCGATGACGTTGCCGGCGATCGCGCCGAGCTGCCGCAGCACCGCGATCCCGCCGGACAGCCACCGCTGCAACTGCCCCGACTCGCGCGCCGCGGCGGACCAGCGTTCGAACCGCTCGGCCAGCGTCAGCACGCCGCCAGCGAGGCCGGGCAGGAACCCGGAGGCGACCACGCCGATGTGGCGCAGCCCGGACACGATCGGCGCGACCGCCCGAGCCAGGCGATCAGAGGTGACCGCCGCATTGCCCAGGGTGGTGTCGACGTCGGCGACGAACGTCTTGGACATGGCCAGCTTCGCCGACTGGCGGGCGGCGGTGTTCCACGCCCCGGCGACGTCACCGAGGCGGCGGGTCAGCACCGGCACGTACCGGTCCGACAGGCCGCGAAAGTCACCAGCGACACCGATCCACGCACGCTGCTGGATGGCCCGGCCGGCGGCCTCCCACACCGGCGTCAGCGCCCGGATCGTGCGGACCACGGCCTGCGCGGCGGGCGCCAGCTTCGCGTACGCCTCAGCCTGCTTGGAGACCGCGCCGCCGCCGGCGGCGGCCGGCTCGCCGGCCCGGGCGAGTTCCTTCTCCGCGGTCGCGGCCTCCCGCTTGGCCTCGGCGACGGCGTCCTGCGCCTCCTTGTGGCGCTCCAGGGCGTCCTGCACCGCCCGGGACCCGTCGACACCGACCTTGGCGGAGTGGGCCTGCTCGGCGGCGAGCTCCTCGTGGCGGGCCTTCGCCTCCTTCAGCGCGTAGTTGGCTTCCTTCAGCGCGAACGCGGCCTCGTCGATCGCGCCCTGGTCGGGCTTCTCCTTGGCCTTGGCCGCGGCCAGCTCCTCCTCAGCCTTACGCACGCGGCGGGCCGCTGCCTCCTGCGCGAGGGCGGCGCCCTCGACGTCCATCGACAGCTGCTCGATCCGGTCGGCCTCTTCCCGACGCACGTCGAGCAGATCCCGCGCCGCGCGCGCCGCGTCCTTGGTCACCGCGATGACGCGCTTCTGAGCCGCCTCGTACGCCCGCGACGCCGACTCCACCGCCCGGGCGCCGGACTGGGCCGCCCCACCACCACGCGCGCTCTGCGTGGACAGGGCGTCCCCGAGGCCCCGGGTGGCGATCGCGAGCACACCGAGGCCCGCCGCGGCGGTGACCGCCACACCAGGCAGCAGCAGGATCGACCCGGCCGCGCCGGACACCGCCGACGCCAGCGCGATCGCCTGCGCGGTCACGTACGCCATGCCGCCGCCGAGCGCCACCGCCCCGCCCACCCGGAACAGACCGGACAGGATGCCGCGCAGCCGGGAGGTCTCCCGCTCCATGCCGCCGGAGAACCGCCGGCCCGCGGCCTGCCCGGCCCGGGCCGCCGCCGGCTCCAGGCGGTCCAGCACCCGCTCCAGCCGCGACACGGTGCGGCTCATCGCCGCAGTGAGACCCCGCTCGGCCTCCGGCCCGAACCCCGAGGTGTCCGGGCGGACCCGGACGAAGCCCTCACCGATCGTGCGCGCCATCCGGGTCACCCCCCTTCTCCGTCAGCCGCATGCAGCGGCCAAGGCCGCCACCTCCGCCCGCCGCGCGTCCGGATCCGTGCACGACGAGGTCGAGTCGCTGGCCTCCAGCGCTTGGTCGAGCTGGTCAGGTTCGCCGCCGAGCGCCCCGATCAGCTGCCGGCGGGCCGCCCACTCGTCGCACAGCCCGTACAGCAGCGGCAGGCCCGCGCGGGCACTTAGCCGAAGGAGACGAACCCCGGGTCCTGGGTCGTCGGGCTCCACGGCGCCGCGGGCGCTCCCAGCGGCCCCGGCTCCGGCGGCTGCTGGGCCCGGCGCTGCAGGAACTCCTCGAACGCCTGCGGGTCCGTCAGGGGCACCGCCGGCGGCGGGGAGCCCGGCTGCGGTGAGGTCCGCGACAGCGAGACGACCCTCGACGTAGGGCCACTGCTCGACGGCCCAGGCACAGAGTGCGAGGGCCGTGACGTAGGGACCTCGGACAGGTCCTCCACGATCCCTTCCATGATGTCGTTGAGGACGTCCTGGTCGACGCAGTTGTCGCGGCAGTACGTGCGGAACCGCTCGTACTCGTCCGGTCCGAGGCAGCCGGTGAAGAAGTCAGCCAGGGCGGCCACCCCGGCCGGGTCGATGGTCTTCACGTTGCGCTTGTTGAGCCGCATCAGCTCGCACAGGTCCAGCAGCTGCATCTCCCCGAGCACCCGGAACCGCTCACCGTCGAGGGTGAAGCTGGGGAACACGTCCAGCAGCTGGTCGACCAGCCACTGGCGCTGCCGCGCCGCGACCTCGTCGCGCGGGTCGACCGGCAGGGCCTCCAGGTCACGCAGCGCCTGCCGGGCCCGGCCGGTGTGGTTGTCCACCCAGGCCAGCAGCCCGACCGGGTCGGCGCCCGACGGGGTCGGGGTGGCGGCCGCGCGACGCGCGGCGCTGGTGTAGTCGCGGGCCACGGGTCATGCCCTCTTCGGCGCGGACAGGATGGCCTTGAACGGCGCGATGTTGGGCGCCGGGCGGGCCAGCTGGAACTCGTTGCCGATGTTCGCCGCCTCCGAGCCCTTCTTGCGGTCCAGCTCGACGTTGCCGGTCTGCAGCCCCTCCCGGAAGACCCACCGCTCGGTGCCGTCGGACGCCTCGAAGCCCAGCATGATGCGCTGCTCCTCACCCGGTCCGTGCGCCTCGAACACGACGATCCCGGACCCGGTGGTGATGGTGCCGCCGTTGAGCGCGACCTTCAGGTTGCTCGCGGTCAGCTGCATCATCGCGAACGCGACCTTCAGGTTGCGGGAGTTGATCGCGATGTGCACCGGGTCGATCTCCTCGGCGACCTCCACCGCGCCGGTGTCCAGCTCGTAGGTGATCTTCGAGCCTTCCTTGGTGTAGCCGATCTCACCGAAGCCGGGATCCCATGGCGTGATCAGGTCGGTCGGCTCCGGCGTGCCGAGCGCCCCGATACGCAGCAGACCCGGCCCCAGGGCCAGCTGACCCTTGTTTCTGGCTGGCATGGCCACCCCCTCCTAGAAATGCATGTAGCGGTCCAGCGCCGGCCCGACAGCAGGCTGCGAGCGGTGGAACCGGGTACCGAACTCGTGGAACGACATATAGAAATGATCTTGGTCCCAGGACACGTCGGCGTAGGGACCGAGCGCGTCACGGCCGGGCCACGGCTGGATGGACTCCGCGCCCTGGCCGGTGTCACGCACCGCATGCTGGCGGGCGTCCAGGGCCACTCCCCACCCGACCTCCAGCGTCAGCTCGGCCGCCGCGACGCTGTCACCGAGCTGCGCGATCTCGTGCCGGTCCAGGCGCACCCGTACGTCGTCGACCGGCACGGCCGGCTACTCCCCGTCGGCGGGTGGCCGGACCTGGTGCTCCCAGCCGTTCGGCACGACGTTGCCCACCGGCACCCGGTCACCCGGGCGGTGCGCCCGCGCCCCACCGGCCACGTACAGCGCCTCGGTGGCGATGACGTACCCGGCGCCGGGCAGCCGCGCCGCGGCGGCCTCACGGGCGGCGTCCAGGGCCGCCTGCGCGTCGGCGACCCGCCGCAGCACGTCCGACTCGTCGGCTGCGGGCTCGGGGACGGCGGCCAGCTCGGGGCCGGGCTGCTCGGTCACGGCGGGCTGCTCGGGGGCGGGTTGCTCGGTCACGGCGGGCTGCTCGGGGGCGGGCGCAGCCACGACCTCTGCGGCGGGCCTACGCCGGGGCGCCGTCATGCGCCGACCTTCCACGCGCCGAAGGACAGGCCGACGTGAGTGGAGTAGGTCAGCGACACCAGACCGGCGGCGTCGCCGAACACGTCCGCCGGCCACGGGCCACGCACCGCGTACCCGCCGGCCGGCACGGTGATGTCCAGGTCCGCGATCGCCAGGCCGGCCACGGTGCCCGGCGTCACGACCGTCACGGTGATCACCGCACCCGAGGTGTTGCGCAGGTACAGCCACACGTCGCGGCCGGCGGCGACCTTGTCTCCTCCCGCGCTCGCCGCGTTCGGGGCCAGCTCGGTCACGTTCGCGACGCGGCCGATCACCCCCACACCCACTGTCGCCACAGGAATTCCTCCGATCAGTCGAGGTAGTACTGGCAGACGGCCTGGTAGGCCAGGATCGAGGTCATGGCGTCGTCGTCGCCGGCGTAGTCGGCGGTGCCGCCGGACATGCCGGTGTAGGTGTAGCCGCCGGCCAGCTCCGGCTGCTCGGCCAGCTCCGACTCCACCAGCCCGCCGATCTCGGTGGCCCGCGCGTCGGTCTCCTCCGCCGACGCGCCAGGGCGGCGCACCCGCACGTACACGCCGATCGTAGCCGTCTCCAGCCACAGCTCGCCGCGCCCGTCGTGCCCCGCCGAGGTGCGCGTGAAGCGAACCCCACCGCCGTACAGACACTCGCCCTCAGCGGTGCGTCCCGGCCATGCGTAGGCCACCTGCAGGCCCGCCAAGGGCAGGCCCCGGGCGGTGCGAGCGGCCAGCCGGTCGAACAGCGCCTTCTTGCAGCGCAGCGCCTCCGTCACGACCGTCATCGGCGGCCGCCGTGGAAGATGGACCAGAACTGCGGGTCGTAGTCCAAGGGGCGGCTCGCCGCGGCGGCACGCCCGCCCGGCCCGCTGCTGTCGGACACCCGGCGGGAGTAGCGGCCGTACGCGGCGTCGACCTCGGGCAGGCCGGTGCGGTACGCATCCGGCAGACTCAGCCGGTACGTGCCCTGCTCGGGGATCGTGAACGACACCGCCCGATCCGGGACCCCGCGCTTGTCGAAGTTGATCCGGTCCCGCAGCCGGGTCAGCGCGGCACGCACCAGATCGGCCGGGGCGGCGTCAGCGCCGTACTCGTACTCGACGACGACGTTGCCGTCGCCGGCGGTCCACACCGCGTCGTCGGCGCGGCGCAGCGTGCCATCGGCGCGGACGACCAGCCCGGCCAGCTGCGCCCCGGTCAGCGGTACCGGGGCCTGCCCGGGCCGGGCGGCGACGGACGCGGCCCGCACCGCGCGCACGCCGCGCATCAGGGTGCCCGCCCGCCACAGGTCACCGCCGGTGGGCAGCACCAGGTCGGCGGTGCCGGTGCCGTCCAGGACGACACGCCGGTATCGGGGCACCCACGCCTGGTCGCAGATCCACTCACACTCCTGCTCGACTTCGGTGCGTACCCGCAGCAGGTCCGCCGTCGGGTATTTGGCCGTGTCCTGCAGCGTCTTGTCGGAGCCGCGGGCCTGCGCGAGGGTGAACAGGAACCCGCCGACGATCTCCACCACGTCTCGCTCGACGAGCGCGGTGGATCCGACGGCGCCGGACCAGGTGACGTCGATGGGGCCCAGCTGCGCCTGCGCCGGCATCGCGAACTCGTAGCCGCCGCCGGCTCCCGGGGCGGCGGTGCCGGTGAACACCAGGTCGCCGTCGGGGTCGGTGCCGGTGACGGTGACCTGCCCGGTGATGGTCACCGGGTCCTCGCCGGGGCCGGCGAAGGTGTGGCTGAGGGTCGCGGCCGCGGTGCGGGCGACGCGGGTCAGGGCGCCCATCAGCCGATCCGGACCGAGCCCTCGACGGTGCCGGACACCACCTGCACGAACACACCCCGGGCGGCGCGCAGCCCACCCGAGCCGTACCAGGCCTGCAGGGAGGCGTTCGCGCCGAGCGTGATGGTGTCCAGCAGCGTCCCGGACGCCGCCGACGGGTTGTCCCAGACCTTGACCACCGCGGCGGCCGTGGCCGCCAGGGTGTAGCCGCGGTAGGTGGCCGGGCCCGCCGAGACGGACTGATCGGCGCCGGTGAGCGCCACCGGCGTGGCGGCGACGCTCATCGGATCCGCAGCTTCACCTGCACCAGGCCGGCCGGGACGGCCAGACCGGTGCCGGTGTGCGTGAAGTGCGCGGTCAGCACGTCCCCGGCCGCCGGCTGCAGGTCCGTCGGCGTGCCGGACAGCGCGAGGACCTCCGCGGTGCTGGCGACGCCGTTGCCGGTGTTGTAGGCGCGGGTGGCCATCACGATCGTGCCCGCGCCGGCCTGCCGGTTGCGGGCGGTCAGGGTCACGTAGTTGGCGCCGTTGGCGGCCATCGCCGCGCCCGGCACCCACACGATCTCGACGATCTGCGCGGCGAACGGCAGCCGCACGATCGGCACCTCCACCGCCGTGCCGGCGGCGGTCGGCGGGATCGCCGCGGCATACGTCAGGTCGCCGCGCAGCTCCTCGAACTTGATGCTCATGCTGTCTCCTCGGGTCCGTGGCTCGATCCGGTAGGGTCCGGCGCGCGCCGGACCCTGATGCGGAGGGTCCGGCGCGCGCGGCGCGCGGGTGGTGCACCCGGCCCGACTTGCACGGGCAGCAGTCGAGAGGAGGCACCCGCCGTCCCGGCGGCAGGGAGAGCCTCGACGTGTGGCGGGCGCAAGATCAGTTGGCGCCGCGGTAGAAACCGCGGTGCTCCAGCGGCGTCGCGCTGTAGACGTGGCGGATCTTGTACGTGTACTTGTCCGCGTTGAACATCGTGCCGGTGTTCGCGTCCGCCTGGGTGAACAGCTCCGGCTTCTCCCGGCCCTGGTAGAAGCCGACCTCGATCGTGGGGCACATGCTCGGGTCGGCGGCCAGGAACCAGTCGTTCGGGTCGGTCCAGTGATCCAGGACCTCGAAGTCCATGCCGCGGTGCAGGTTCGGCACCGTGGCGTCGCTGGCCGCGGTGACCGCCACCGCTGAGGTGGTCAGCTGGAACGCGATCTCCTCCAGCTCCGACGGCACGATCAGCAGCTTCGGGGTCAGCGACAGGATGTTCGTGCTGTCGCCGTAGGCGGCCTGCCGGCGCATCCGCCGCCGCCCGGTGGCCAGGCTGGTGGAGTTGAGCACCGCCGGGTTGTCGGTGTTGTTGTGCGCGGCGTGGAACAGCGCGGTGGAGTCGTAGGTGCAGACCGCGTTGCTGATCAGCAGGTCCCACACGAACCGGTAGAGGGTGATCGCCGCGGCGAGGCCGAGCAGGCGCGGGATGTTGCGGATCGCGCCCATGTCGTCGTTCGCGATCATCTCCAGGGTGAGATCGTCAGTCCCACCCCGCTTGATGATCTTGTAGACGGCTTCCTCGTCGCCCGGCGACTGCAGCGGCTGGTAGGGGGCGCCCTCGTTGACCACCGGCAGGGTGCCGTACCCGCCGATCCGGACCCGCTTCTGGTCGCGGAAGTCGTTGACCGGCACGACCTCGGAGACGATCTTCCGCCAGGTCTGCAGGGACGGCTGCGAGTACAGCTTGATCATGCGGCGGGTGATGGAGTCGCCGAGGACCTGGGCCCAGCTGGCGGTGGTCATGCTCTCCGTGCCGCGCACCGCCGAGTCGAAGCCGGCGCCGAAGCACTCGCGCAGGATCCGCCGGTTCAGGTCCTCGCCCCAGGCCTGCGGCCGGTACCCGGTGATGTCCGCCCACGCCTCCCGGAACGACCGGTAGCCCTTGCCGTAGTCGCCGTCGAACATGGCGTCCAGCGCGGCGGCCCGCTTCTCGGCGGATTCCTTGGTGACCGTCACGCTGCCGCCGACGGTGGCGGCGCCGACCAGGCCGGCGCGCTCGACGATGGCCAGGCCGCCCTTGATCGCGGCGATCTGCCCGTCCACGACGCTCTCGGTGATCTGGTCGGGCAGAGCGGCGGTGACCGACTCGACCACCGCGATGGGCAGGCCCGCGGCCTCGACCTTGTGCCGGATCATCAGCTGGCCCAGGAAGCCGGTCTTCGGCTGGCCGGCCTCCACGCTGCGCTGCACGCTCTCCGTCGCCCCGGTCGCCCCAGCGGTGCCGGTCGCGGCCGTGCCGCCAGTGCTGCCCTCGGCGGTCGCCTCGCCGCCGGTGGAGGGCTTGCCGCCGGTCGCCGCGGCGCCGGTGGTGTCGCCGGCCGGGGCCGCCTTGCTCAGACCGACCGCGGCGAGCTGCTCGTCGCTGGCGTTGGTGAGCGCGGCGAGCACGGCAGCCGTGTCCAGTGGTGCTGTCACGTCAGACTCCTTGCTCTGTCCGTCGGGCGTCGCGCCCGCCGGGTCGGTGTCGGTGGTGGTGCTGTCGATGCCGCCGGCCACCATCCGGGTAGCCCGGCCGCCGGCGGCCGGGTCGGCGACGATGTCGGCGGAGAAGACCCGCACGATCGAGGAGGCCTCCTCGACGCGCTGCCCGCCCTCGGTGACCGGCTTCCACGTCGCCAGCACGTCGTGGGAGATCCCGACGAGCGGCTCCAGACCGGCCTCGGCGGCCTGCAGGGCAGCGTCGAGGGCCTGCGCGGCGTGCGTGGCGCCGGGCAGCAGGTGCAGGTCGGCGTAGAGGCCGTCGGCCTCGGCCGCCACGTTGCGGTACGAGCCGACCAGGCCGGCGATGGTCGAGGTGCGCAGCTCGTCCTCGGTGCGGTGGTGGTCGTATGCTTTCGCGCCCTCGTACAGGCGGGCGGCGGCGGCCAGGACCTGGTGCGGGTAGCGGCGCCGGTTGCGGGACTCCCCGGCCCGGATGATCCGCACCCGGAAGATCCGGCCGCCGGCGGTGTCGGTGCCCTTGGCCTCGATCACCCGGCCGGGCACCCGGTCGCGGTGCGTGTTCTCCGTCGTCACTGAGGTCTCCGTCTTCGATTCGCCGGTCGCGCCCGCGAGCGGCACGGGCGTCCACTGCGGACCGCGGGTCCACGTCACCGCGGCGAACGCGACCGGCGTCGGCGGGACAGGCGCCGGCGGAGCCTCACCGTCGGCGAGGTACGTCAGCGTCATGTGCGGCGTGTAGCCGTGCTGCCCGTCGACGGGCAGCCCGGCCGCGGCCAGTCGCGCCACCAGGTCCTGCCGCAGCTCGGCGACGCCCGGCACATCCACGGTCGCCCACACCGGCACGCCGTCGTCGCCGGGCGGGAACTGCCCGAGACCGCCGACCTGCCCGGACAGCGGTGGGTGCGCGGCCGCGACCTCGGCGACGATGTCGGCGACCTGCCCGCGCTGCGCGTCGTCGAGGGTCTTGCCGAGGTAGGCGAGGGTGACATGCAGGTCCTGCGGCGGCAGGCCGCCGGGCACCGCCAGGGCTGCCGCGACGTCGTCGGGAATGTCGAGGCACACCATGCACGTCTCGGCCGGCACCGCCGTGGTGGCCTCGGTGACCCGCCGCGGCCGCGGGTCCGGCTCGGGGCCGACCTCGCGGACCCGGTCCGCCGCCGCATCCGGCACGCACACCGGGCACCGCTCAGGGCCGAGCGAGTGCGCCGGCTCCTCGTCGGCCCGCAGGTGATGCATCTGCATCACCTGCGGCGGGGTGCGCTCGTCGGTCATCAGCTGGACTCGGCGCCCTTGATGAGCTTGTCCAGCTCGGCCATCAGCCCGGTGCGCGGCCGCTCCCGGGCCTGCTCGACGGCGGCCGCGGTGCGGGCCCGCTCGACGTCGCCGCCCACCCACAGCAGCACGTCGCTGGCGTTGCCGTCGGGCACCCCCGTCGGCGTGGTGTCCGGCTGCCGCGGGGCCTGCGACGGCTGCTCCGGGTGCCCGGGCGTGACCGGCGTCGGCGCGGCGCCGGTGTGGTCGAGCAGGTCGCCGGCGGCGACGACCGCGCCGTGCCGGTCCAGCAGGGTGCGGCGGCCGTCGTGGGTGGTGACGGCGTACCCGCCGTCGACGCGGTCGACCGCGATGATCTCGCGGCGCTTCATCCCGAGGGCCTGCGCGGCCTCGTCACGGGTCAGGGACATGACAACCTCCGGTTACACGAGTGGGGTGGTGCCGTCGGGGTGGGCGTCGTCGACGGCCTGGGCGACGTCGTCGGGGTTGGCGTCCGGCGAGTCCAGCTCGGCGGTGTAGGGGATGCCCATGTAGTCCTCCCACGCCTTGCGGGCGGCGATGCGGGCCGCCTCCGGGGTGAGGACCTGGTTCTTGACCAGCTTCTCCAGGCCGGTGGACAGATTGAGCAGGATCTTGGCGGTGAACTCCGCGTCGGAGGCGGAGATCGACGGGCCGGTGACGGTGACCGACTGCGCCGCCGGGATGGCGAATTCGCTGCCGGTGCGCGGGTCGCGGGCGGTGACCAGCTGCGGCAGCCGGCGGGCCGCGACGGCCTGGTCGACGGCGTAGCGGCACAGCTCGGTCTGGTAGCCCAGCCACAGCTTCTGCACGCCGCCGACGCGGCGGCGCACCGGCTCGGCCATGGTCAGCGATGTGGCCCGGTTCGCGCCGTCGGGCTCGGCCAGCCACGTCTTAGCCAGGCCGGCGCCACCGGCGACGAGGGTCAGCACGTTCTTCCCGGCGATCGAGTCCTCTTCGGCCTTGGTCTCCGCGGTCTGCGGCTTCCACGTGACCTTGTCGTTGTGGACTTCGATCGACCCCGACGGAGGGGTGTGCACGCCGCCCCGCTTCTTGACGAAGTCGTCGACGGCTTCCTGGTCGCCCTCGACGGTGACGTCCCACACCAGGTAGCGCGCCAGCGCGGTGCGGTCGATCAGGTTGGAGATCACCTGGTCGTAGGAGTCGAGGTGGTCCAGGACCGGCGACAGGAACGGGTCCCCCCGCACGTCGTCGAGCAGCGCCATCCAGGACCGCCACCACATGACCTGACCCTCCCGCAGCCCGGTCAGGTCGTTGACCCCGGCGACGGTCAGCGCGGTGCCGTCTGCGGCGCCGCCCCCGAACACCAGCTCGGCCGGCCACAGCGGGTTCCCGCCCGCGAGGCGCACGTCGCTGATCTGCGACACCGGCGTCGGGGAGATCCGGGTAACCCCGGACAGCCGGCCGACGAGCATCTGCAGCGCGGTCTCCCCCATGAGCAGGTGATCGCGCAACATCCGCTCCTGCAGACCGCCGAGCGCCACGCGGGGGTCGTTCCAGAACTGATCGACCACTGCGGCGACCTGCGGGTTGGTGGCCTGGTAGGACACGCCGGAGTCGCCGACGCAGAACGCCGTGTACGTGTCCACGATGGCCCTCGCCATCGGGTTGGACCGATACGCCGCCACGCTGTAGATGCGGGCCTTCTCGTTGGTCCACCACGGCACCTCCCGGTGCCCTCCGGTACCGGCAGGCCGCCAGCCCCGCTCCCAGTCAGTGCCGTCGACGCCGTACGCAGCGCCGGCCGCGCCGGTCGCGATCACCTGCTGCGGCGTCGCCTCCACCGCCCGGACGGGCGGTGCTGCGGCAGGGAATAGCCAGGACCTCACGCCGACCTCGGCTCCCGGGCGACCCGCAGCGTCGCCTCACCGTCGCCGCCGGCCGTGGCCTTCGCGGCGGCGGCCTGGGCGTAGGTGTGCGCCACCCACGCCAGGCCGACGGCGAGAAGCGATCCGACCAGCACCGACCACCACCAACTGCCCGCCAGCGCGCCGACGGACACGACCAGGCCGAGCAGGCCGGCCAGGCCGAGCAGGTTGGACACCAACATCGGCGCCTGCACGGTCGGGACGCTCACCGTGATCCGCATTCAGGGCCTCCTCGTCGTGAGCGGTGGGTCAGTCGCCGGCGGCCTCGAGGAGGCGGCGGCGGGCCACCTGCGCGTAGTGGCCGGTCATCTCGACGCCCACGAACGGCCGTCCGGAGCCGAGCGCGGCCACGCCGGTGGAGCCGCTGCCGGCGAACGGGTCCAGCACGGTGCCGCCAGGCGGGCACACCTTGACCAGCTCGGCGAGCAGCTGCACCGGCTTTTGCGTGATGTGCTGCCGGGCCCGGCCCCGGGGCTGGCTGGCGCTGTACAGGCCGGGCAGGTAGACCGGGTTGCGGGTGGCGTCGACGGGCCCGTGGGAGGCCCACAGCACGTACTCGCACTCGGCTTTGAAGCCGCCGACGCGCGGGCGGCTGATCGGCTTGTGCCACGGGATGATGCCCCGCCACAGCCACCCGCCTGCCTGCAGCGCGTCGCTGGTGGCCGGGAGTTGCCGCCAGTCGGTGAAGACCAGCAGGCTCGCCCCGGGCCGGGACGCCCGCAGGCACTCGGCGAGGATCAGCGCCAGCCAGGCGGTGTAGCCGCGCTGGTCGCGGTTGTCGCCGGCGAAGTCCGCCAGCCGGTGGGCGGCGTCGCCGGAGACGTACTTGTCGCGGGCGGTGGCGGTGGTGCGGTCGGACTGGGTGCGGCCGCCGCTGTTGTAGGGCGGGTCGGTGAGCACGAGGTCGACGTGGGCGTCGGGCAGGGTCGGCAGCACCGTGAGGGCGTCGCCGTGGTGCAGGTGCCAGGTGGACATGATGGATCCCGCTTCGTGGGCGGGGGGATGGGGTACCTCGGGGGATGTCCGGCGCGTGAGCGTCCCCCGACTGCGCCACGCGCCGGACGATCAAGGGGGCTCGCCTGCTCGTGGCCGGCAAGCCCGGTGGGTAGATCAGAGGTTGAGCCGGCCGGTGGGCCGGTACAGGTCACCGGCCGGGGCCGGGGTGCTGGGCGCGGCGGCCGCAGCGATCTGCGCGCGGGTGGCCAGGTCCTGGAAGCGCATCAGCGCCGCCAGAGCCAGGGAGGCGGCGACCAGCGGAGAGATGTCCGCCGAGGCGATCTTGCGGGCCCACGCCCACAGGCCGTCACCGAGCGGTCGGCTGGCGGCGCCGTCGATCGCGACCGTCAGCTCCGCCTGCTCCAGGTGCACCAGCTGTCCGCCCCGGACAGCGTCGGTGAAGTCGCCGCACGCCGCGCCATACTGCGGCACGGTCGGGATCCACAGGTGACCCCGCTCCCAGTCCTCCTTGCGCTCCTTCATGCGCGGGATGCCGGCGCGGTCCATCGGCAGGACCAGCGTCGCCGCCGGTGACTTCTCGTCCAGCACCCACGCGACCGGCTTGAGCTCGGCGTGCCACTTCTCGACGCTGTCGCGCAGCCAGCCGGTGCCCTCGCCGTACTCCAGAACCACGATGCGCGGCAGGCCGAACGCATCGAAACCGGCGGCAACGATCGCGGCGTGGTCGCGCTTGGGGGTGATGTCGATGCCGATCGCGACGACGCCGGCACCCACGCTGTCCTTGTCTCCGAGCAGCTCCCACTCCTCCGGAGTGGGCACGTTCGGGTCCCGGTCGACCTCCCCGTCCTCCCGCGGGATGTTGAGGTAGGCCCGGTCGAACTCGGCCAGGTCGGCGGCCATCGCCTCCAGCTCGGCGAACACGGCGTCCTCGGTGATTGTGTGCCGCCACTCGGTGGAGCAGCGGCAGACGCCGCGCACCGGGGCCGGGCACAGCGCCGGCATGCAGGTCCGCCACACCGCCGGGTCCGTGCGATCCATGCCTGGCAGCGCGCACCAATCCAGGAAGGCGATCTTGCTCTGGCGGCCCTGCTCGACGGCGGCGCGGCCTCTGGCCCGCATCGCGTTAAACGGCACGCTGCGACTGGTGCCGGCCGTGGACACCCGCCACTTCTGCGCGTTCAGCCGGGTGATCATCGCCGGGCCGGTTGCCTGGTCAAGCCGGTAGTCGACCTGGGCGAAGTACTCGTCCAGCATGGCCAGGTCCAGGACCTTGCCGTGACCGGACAGCTCCCGGTTGGTGGTGAGGGTGTGGATCGAGCGGGTCTTGGTCCAGATGATGGCCTCGCGGCCGTTGGCCTTGCGGACCCGGTACTTGCCGGCGAACGCCCGTGCCGCCTCCAGCAGCGGCAGGTGCTCGTCCTCCCACTTCTCCCGCGCGGCGGTGCCGGTCTGCGCGCCGTAGAGGATCCGCTGCCGCTGCCACGCGTTGGCCCGGTGCACCGCCACCGACAGCACCGTGGTGGTCTTGCCCGACTGGCGCGGCACCGTCAGGTCCACACCCCGGTAGGCCAGCAGCCCACTGTCGAGGTCGATCTCCAGGCCGATGTCGGCGCTGTAGCGCTGCCACGGCATGTACGGGGTGCCCATCGCCCGGGCGACCTTCGCCACCTTCCCGCCGAGGGTGGGACGGTCGAAGTTGCGGCGGGTGCCCCAGCGGGGCAGACAGGTCAGCCCGTAGACCTCGCGGACCCGCTCGGCGTATTCCCGATCAATCGGGGGAGTCGAGGTCGTCAAGGTCGTCCTCGTCGTCCGGGTCCGGTACGGTCCGCCGCCCGGACAGGATCTGCTCCACCGCCGAGCGCAGCTCCCGGGTCAGCCGCGGCAGCTCCTTGGCCTCGTCGCCGCCGCGCAGCGTGTCGATCTCCGCCGCGACCCGGATCGCCGTCATCGTCAGGGTCTGCTCCAGCGTGCCCAGCTCGCCGAGGGCGGCGACGTCGGCGCGGACGACCGCCTCCAGCTGGCCGGCCTCACCGCCGCAGCTCGGGCACACCGGCGCCTCCACGCGGCCCTCGCCGATCAGCACGGCGGCCTGGTCGCCGAGCAGCTCCAGCGGGGTCACCTCGAGCGCGCCGGCGAGCGCGAGCAGCTCCTCCAGCGTCAGGCCGCGGCGGCCGCGCTCGAGGAAGCCGACCACGTTGGCGGTGAACGACTCCGGCGCCCCGTACTCGCGGGCCCGCTCGGCGAGCTCGTCACGGCCGAGGCCGGCGCGCTCGCGCAGATCCCGGATCCGATCGCGTATCACCGCGTTGATCGACGAGGCGATCACGGGCGTCCGATCCTGTGTCGTCTTGACCATTTCCGCAGGTCACGCCCCTTCGGGGAGAGAAAAAGGGGGCTGGCACTCCTGGGGTCTCCCACCGATCGTCGCCACGGACTTCACCCCCCGGGGGGTGCTCGCGGTCACCATGGATGGATCATCCGCGGCCGCCGGTTCGCCCGGTCGCCCTTGACCTGGTTGCACCGCTGCCCGCACGTCGGGCACGGACACGACGTGCCATGGGCGGGCTTGTGATAGCGCGGGTCGTCCGGGTCCAGGCCCCACACCAGCAGCACCTTGCGCGGCGGGTCGTGGTCCAGCTCGTAGGCGCCGTCGTGGCCGCACAGCCAGCACCTTGTGCTCGCCTTGTGCAGGATCGTCTTGGCCGTGCGGTGCCGTCTGCCCTTGCGTCCCGCTGACCGGGCCACCATCAGCGACCAGCCCTAGCCCCGTGACGCGGACGCCCCGCACGGGGGCGGGGCGGTCGGCCGCGCCGTAGACAGACTCCAGGCGCTGCACACATGGTGATATGCCTCCGGCGATCTTGTCAAACATCTGTTCGGACCACCCCGCCCCGCGTGGCCTCGGACGTGTGCGCCTCGGCGGCCAAAAGCTGCTCACCGACGTAGCCGTAGATGCCGCGCCGCCGGGCGGGCGGGTCGATGTGCGGGAAGCCGTGCGGGTGCGACCGGCAGCGTGGGCAGTCCGCCGGGCCCGCCCCGACGAGGTGCCCGGCACGCCGGGACCGCAGCACCCACTGGTTGATCAGCTTCCGGTCGACCCGCAGCTGCGCCACCGCGTAGGCAGTCGTCCACCACTGCACGCCGTCGACCACCACCACCCCGCTCACGCCGCCCCCGTGCGCCGCTCAGGCCAGCCGCCGTGGCCGCCGGCGCTGCTGCCCACGCTCGGCCGTGGCCGGCCCTGCTCGGTGAGCCGTCGGGCGATCGCCACGGCGGTCGCCAGCCCGTAGGGGCCTTCCATCTCCGCACGGGTCCAGACGTGGGCCACACCGGGCCGCCGGTCGCGTCTGAGGCAGCCGCAGCCGTCTCCGGCGCACACGCAGGTCCGGCGGACGCACCGCACCGTCCAGCGGCGCTTGTCGTGGCCGTCGTGGTGCAGCTGCAGGGAACGGTTGCGGCAGGCCGGGCAGCGGTGCTCGATCGGCCGGACCGGCTCGGCCACCACACCGGCGGCCTGCCGGGCCACCTCGTCGGCCGCGGCGAGGGTCCGGGCGATCTCGCGCAGCAGGTGCGCGTCGCGGTTGTCGTGCAGATCGTCGAGCACCCCGGCCCGCCACGCGTCGCCGGCGGAGTCGACCACCCACCGGCGGCCGGGCCCGCCGACGGTCAGCCAGTCGAGCACGTCGGCGGCCGCCGCGGTCGCGCCGGTCCGCCCGCCGACGTACGAGGCGCCCTGGTGCGCGGCGACGCGACGGGCGAGGCCCACGAGCCTGCGATGCACGACGGACTGCGCGTCGACGACGTCGAGGCGGGCGGCGGCCGCCGACGGTGCGAGAGCGCCCCTACCATGGCGCAGGTTCCACTCCCGGTACGCGCGGTCGCTGCGACCACGTGCCTCGAGCAGCTCGGCCTGGGCCTCGTCGACCGGTCGGCCAGGCCGCCGCTCCCGCCCGGGTGTCATCAGCAGCCACAGCCAGGCGCACGATTCGCGTAGCCGCTCGATCGCCTCGCGGACGTCGGCCACGCCGCAGGAAGTCTGTGCGCTCGTCGCGTCGATCATCGGTGACCTTCCTCATCGGGCTGGGGTGGTCGGCCTGCGTGGTGCTCGGGCAGAGGTCGCGTGCCCCTCAGATAGGGGGATCCGTGGATGGGTCCGCGGGGCGTGGTCGGGGGGCCGATGCGGTGGACGGTGGGTTCGCCGGGACGTGGGGGACCTGTGTAGGGAGCGGTGCCCGACCCGGCCCGTCCCGTCCCGGGAGACGACGCGACCTGAGTCGGGGCACTGATGGTGGCGCTGCTCTGGAGGCAGACGGGTGCGTTGCTGCTGGTCGCAGGCGCTGTGCCGGTTGGTGGACCTGGATCCGAACCTGAGTCGTGACCTACGTTCGGACCTAGGTCGTGACCTAGGTCCGAACTCAGGTCGGACGCAGGTTCAGGTGCAGGTGGCCTCTCACCGGGCGCGGGCCGCAGGGTCATGCCGGCGGCCTCGGGCGTTCGCTTGGACTTGCGGCGGTTGCAGCCGCGGCAGGCGACCACGAGGTTGGACATGCCGTCGGCCACCTCGGGGTCGACGTGGTCATACGTGAGTCCGGCGTCGGAGACGCGGTCGCTGAACGGGGCGAGGTTGCCGCAGTAGCGGCAGATGTCGCGGTCGCGGGCGCGGACAGCGGCCTTCAGCTTGCTGTCCTTCAGCTCCTTGGCCTTGGCCTTGTGGACGTCGTTCTCCGACCGCGACGGGTTGCGGTCGAGGTAGTCGTGGATCAGGTAGTCGTAGTCGGCGACCCAGGCCCGGCCGGTCATGCAGTCGCACGTCTCGCCGTCGTCGCGGCGGTGCAGCAGGGGCGCGCGGCCGTAGCGGGCGCGGAGCAGCCGGGCGTTGGCCTCGTCCCAGCCGAACAGGTCGAGGATGTCCTCGGTGAGGAAGCCGTCGCTGCGTTCGCCGCTGACCCAGGACAGCAGCTGGACCCACACGCCAAGGGCCTCGGCGCGTTGGCGTTTGGCGCGCTGCCCGGTCGCGCCCGGGTCGGCCAGGCCGCGCACCTTGACCGACATGGCGAGTCGGTCGTCGATGCGACCCCAGGGCATCAGCGGCCCCCAGCGGTGGTCGTGTCCGGAACACCCCTGCTAATGATCAACATCTATGAGTCTCCCGGTACGGCGAAGCGCGGCCACCGGGTGTGGTGGCCGCGCCAGGCGTGAGCGAAGGGCAGCGGCGGTGCTCGCCGTCAGGAGGCGGGTGGGTCCGGTGGTGCCGGGTCAGGGTCGGCCTGCGCCCGCCACTGCGCAGCCCACTGAAAGTCCAAGCCCGCGCGGGCGGCGCATTCTTGGTCCTCGGGCCGGTCGCCGACCATCAGGCCCATGTACGGCGGGTAGTACTCGCCGAAGTGGTGGCTCATGGTCAGGGACGCGGCGATCAGCAGCCCGGTGCCGGGTTTGCGGCACCAGCAGCGGGCCAGCTCCGGGTGCTCGGCGTCAGGGTGATGGCAGCACCAGGCGATCTGGTCGAACAGGCCGCCGGTCTGCCGCTGCGTTTCGACCATCGCCGCGGCGACCTGGTCGGGTGTGACGTGGCCGAGAGCGATGCCGCCCTGGTTGCTGACACCGACGACGCGGCCGCCGCCGGCGCGCCACCGGCGCATCATCTCCACGGCTGCGGGGAAGACGCGCACGTCGTCCGGACCGTTGACGAACCGGCCCAGCGCGTCGTCCCTGCCCTCGCGGACGGTCCCGTCGATGTCCAGGAACAGCGCGGGCGTGGCCCGGCGGTGGCCGGCCGAGAGGTGGTGCAGCGGCTGCTCAGCCACGGGTCGGCTCCTGAGTGGCGAAGGGGCGGATGCCGGCCAGGGCGCGGCGCAGCGCCTCGTGCCACTGCCCGCGGATGCGGCTCGGGTCGTTGGCGGTTTCGGGGTTGAGCTGGCCGTGAACGACCGCGTGGACGGCGACCTCGCACAGCTCGCGCATCTCGTTGTCGCCGGCGGTGTACTGCTCGACGATGTTGGGCTGGGACAGGTAGCGCAGCCCGCCGGCGATGACGCTGTCCGGGGTGTGCACGCCAAGGGTCGGGTCGAGGGTGAGCACCAGCAGCTCGTGTGTGGCCTGCGGGAAGCCGGGCACGTCGTCGTCGAGGCGCACGCACAGCAGCCCGTACTGCGACCAGATGGTGTGGTAGCCGGGTGCGGTGATCAGCCACCAGTCGGTGGTCTGCGCGGCGTCGGGCCGGTCGGGGATGTCGAGGCGGGTGGCGCGGCCGCAGGGGCCGTCAACGGTCAGGACCACGCGGTGTCTCCTGGGGTGGTGATGGGTAGGGCGTCGAGGTCGTCGAGGGGCTGCGGGTCGTCGGCGGCGCAGACCGGGCACGGCGTGTTCGGTGGCGCCTCGTGAGGTCGGTAGCAGCGGGCGCAGGCGGTGGCCTCCACCCGGGGCGCCGGCACCGCGGCGGCCGGGCCGGCGGGGAGCGGGGGCGGCGGCTGGCCGGCGCGCGCGGCGAGGCGGGCCTGCTCGACCAGGGCGCGGCCGCGGTGCGCCCGCTCCGCGGCCTGCTCGAGGCTGGCGGGCCGGCGGGCCTCCACGTCGGTGGTGACCCGGCGCAGGTCACGGCCTTTCACGCCGCCTCCTCCCAGCTGCGGAAGGTCGACAGGCGCACGACGGAGCCGCGGCAGTCCTTGCCGCCCTCGAGGGCCACGTAGGTCACGTCGTTGATACGCAGCCGCGCCTCGATGCCCTGCTCGCCGTCGCGGCGGCTGGCCGGCAGCTTCCGTACCCGCCACCGGTCGGGAGCCGGGTCGAAGGTGTCGACCACGTCGTCGGCGTCCTCCAGGAACCAGCTGATCTGCTCGTCGGTGGGCCCACGGCCCTGCACGGCCTTCGCGAACGCCTCGGCGAGTGCGTAGACGCGCGGGTCGTCGCGGTGGGTGTCGGCGCAGTCCTGGGCGGTGGGCAGGATCGGCTCGGCGGCCGGGCCTGCGGGTATCCGCCGGCTCATGCCGGTCCAGTTCGCGACGCAGAACCGGCATGGCCGGGTCTTGGCGGTCGCAGTCACAGCAGCTTCCTCCGATCCTTGGTGGCGGCGGCCGGGCGGGTCGCCGCCAGTGCCGCCTCGGCGCACGTCTTGTGCGCCGGCTTGCCGTCCTCGTCGCGCAGGTACGTCCGGCCGCCGCACCGGTAGCGGCAGGCGGCCAGCCGAGCGCTGACCTGGTGACGGCGCCAGTCCAGGTAGACCACGGGCACCTCCGGCAGGGGTAAGGGCATCGCGGAGCAGCCGCCGCCGCCGCGCGATCACCGCGGCGGTGTCAGCCGCGGCCGGTGAGACAGGCGGCGGGGCGTACCGCTCGGCGAGCAGATCGGCCAGCGGCCCGGGCAGGTCAGTCATCGGCATCACGCTCGCCGAGGATCGCCGCGTCCCGGTCCCGCGCCGCCTCCTGCAGGTACGCCGACGGGCGGGCACGGCCGGACCGGGCTCGGACGCGGGCGACCGACAGCGGCTCACCGTCGACCGGATGGTGGACGTCGCCGGGCTTGCCGAGCAGCCCGCAGCCCTCCGGGCCGCTGCACACCTGCCGCTCCAAGACGTCAGCCGGTTCCCCGGGCAGCGGATCATGCCGGTGCGGCGGCACCGTCGACGCGCGTCTACGCCAGCGACCCATCGACTCACCCGCCCTCCGGCGCCGCAGCGGCGGCCTGGTCCTGGTCGTCGAAGAGGTCCGGGCCGGTCTGCTCCCCGGCGCGGCGGGGCATCGACGGCAGGAGCACGGGCACCGCCGCGGCGCGCAGCTCGCGGCGGTGCCGCCGCCAGCGCTTGTCGCCGCGGCGGCGCGCCCGCGACACCGCGCTGGTGCACGGGCGGCCGCAGTCCAGGCAGGGCACTTTCTTCTGGCCGGTCATCGGTGGCGCTCCCGCAACAGCCGATCGATCTCGGCGGCGAGCAGCGACCCGGCGCGGACCAGGTCTTGCAGCCGGCCGCCGCGCGCGGGCAGGTCGTCCAGGCCGCCGGGCCAGTCGATCGCGCTGGACTCGTCGTCGGCGTACCACAGCGCCATCCCGGCCAGCTCGCCGTCGCGGTACTGGTCGTCGTGGTTGGCGTCGTAGCCCTTGCCCTCGAGGTGGCGGATCCGCTCGGCGGCGATCAGCGCCAGCGCCGGCGACTGGTCCAGGTGCGGGGCGGCTTCGACGACGCAGCGGCCGGCCAGCCAGTTCAGCACCGCCCGGGCCAGGTGCGCGGCGCCGGCCGCGCCGGCCCGGTGGTAGAGGTCGTCGACCAGCTCGGCGGCGGCCGCGGCCGCAGCGGGCTGCCCGGGCCGCTCGTCGGTGCGCTGCGCCCACGCGGCGAGGAGCACCGCGGCGAGTTCCGGCACCAGCACATCGGAGGCGAGCGCCCGGGCGGTGTCGGCGGGTACGCGCAGCAGCAGCGGCTCCGCGCGGCTCATCCGGCGTCTCCTGGGCGGTGTGCCGGGCACAGGCCGGCGGTTCCGACGTCGGGGCTGCCGCAGGCGGTCCGGCCGGTCTCCGGCAGCCACGGGCAGGTCGCCGGGCCGTCCGGGTGGTCGTCGAGGGCCATCCGCGCCAGGCCGGCGCGCATCGCGGCGGTCACCTCGGCGGCGTCGCCGCCGTCGACGTCGACGGCGCGCAGGCCGAACCGGCCGTAGCTGGGCCGCTGGTGCGGGCCGTACTGGTAGGGGCGGGCGTGCCAGTCGGTCCACCGCGGCGCGAACGCGTCCTCGACGCTCTGGCGGATCGACGGGTCCCGCAGGCTCGGCTCGCCGTCCCAACGCTGCGACAGCGTGGACAGCTCACCGAGCGGAGTGAGGTGGTCGACGTAGTGACCGCGGCTGCTGCGGATGGTGTGCACCATGCGTCGGCCGACCAGTGGCATGAGCAGCGGGACCAGGTCGTCGGCGTTGACGGACCCGGCTGGGCCGAGCGGCCGGCGCCACAGGGAGTCGTAGCGGCTGCGGGCGACGACGTCGACGAGGACCCGCCCGCCGACCGTGGCCGCGTGGACATGGATCGGCCCGTCCCAGTGGGTGAGCCGGTACGCGGCGAGCAGCACCGTGTCCGGGTCGATCAGGACGTCGCGGGCCCACCCGACAGCGGCGGCGCGCAGCCTCAGCCACGACGGCCATACCGCTGCGGCCCGCTCGGTGACGACGCAGTCGACGCACACCCGGCGGCCGTTCTCGATCTCCCGGTACGGGGTGTCGTTGGTCGCCGCGCAGCGGGCACACGTACGCGCCGCCGTCCACGCCGCCTGCCGTCCCGGTGGCAGCGCGGGCATGGCCTGCGAGTCCGCGATCGTGTAGAGCGGCGTGTGTTTGTTGCCGTGGTAGAACAGGATCCCCGCCGCGGGCTGCCCGGGGGCGGGGCGGCGCCGCTGCCGGGCCAGCATCGTCTTGGTGGCCAGGCCGTCCGGGATCTCGGTGACCCGGTAGGCCGGCAGCCCGTCGTCCGTGTGCGCGTGTGTGGCCATCACCGGTCACCCGTCTTTCCGTCGATCGCGTCGCCGGCGCGCATCCCGGCCCGCACCCCATCGGCGTAGGCCGTCGACAGGTGGGCGGGCAGCAGCCGCAGCGCGCACAGCAGGTCCAGGGCTTGGTCGACGTCGCCGGCGAAGAACTCGCTGGAGGCCTCGCAGTAGTTGCCCCCGTGCTGGAGGTACCGGATGTGGATCTCCCCGTCGGGCCACCACTGCAGGTCGGCCATGTCGACAGCTGGCGGCCTGGCCAGAACCGGCGACGTCGACGAGTACGGCACCTGATACACACGCGCCTCGTCGCTGCGGGCGGCCGCGCGGGCATGCGTGAACGCGGCGCGCAGCCTCGCGACCTGGGCGAGCGTCAGCCCGCCGGGTGCGGGGGCCCCGCCAGCCGGGGAAGAAGCCGGCGGGGCAGGGGCTGGAGCAGCGTCGCCCGCGTGTTCAGGAGGGCACGCGGTAACCGCTCCATCCGCCGGCGGCGATGGCTCACCGGCGGCCGTTTCAGGGGTGAGGCCGGGCAGGACGGGCCGCACGTAGGCGGGGTCGAGCGCGGCGACCGCGGCGATGCGCTTGTGCGGATCGGGTTCGTACTGGTCGCCGACGCCGGCCAGCGGGTCGGCCTCGACGGCGGCCGCGGCGGTGGCTTGCTGCGGCCAGCAGCTCTTGCACCAGGTCGCGTGGTGCCGGTCGCGGGCCTGACCGGCGGTCAGGGTCAGGCCGGTGCGGGTCGACCGGTCGCAGCGGGTGCTGGTCTTTGACCGCAGGGCGTGCGCCTGGATGCCCTTGCGGGCGGCCGCGATCCACACCTGCTCGTCCGGTCCCGGCCCGCCCTCGGCGGGGGCGGGCCGGGCGGGGGTGGGGCGAGTGGAGGCGTAGGTCTTGCCGTCCGCGCCGCGCACCGCCGCCGGACCGACGTCGCCGGCGGCGTCCAGGTCGCGCTTGACCGTCGCCTGGTCGACGCCGAGCACCGTGCCGATCGCCCGCTGGCTCATGCCGGACAGGCGCAGCTCGGTGACCGCTTTCTGCCGGTGTTCGACCGGCATCTTGAGCCGGTCCGCGCCGAACTCGCCGTCGACGTACGCCTGCCAGCTGGGGTAGCCGAGGACCTGCCAGTCCCGGCGCTCCCACGCCAGGGCGATCTCGGCCAGAGTCTCCAGGTAGGTGTGGATGCCGCGGCGGATCCGCTCGGCGCGGGCCCGCGCCACCTCCGGGCTCGACACGATGTCCAGATGCGGCGCCTGCCCGGCCGACCGGACCTCGACGGCGGTCACGGCCGCGGCTCGCTGTCGGCGGCCGCGTCCTCGGGAAGGTCCGGGGCGAGGGCGATCGCCAGGCCTTCCGGGTCCAGGTCCAGCACGATCTGGTCGCCGGTGGAGCAGTACCACACACCGGCCGGGGCGACCCGGATCCCGCCGACGTTGACGACCACGTCGTTGTCGCGGCGGCCGGCGAGCAGCGCCACGAGGTCACTGCGCAGCATGCTCGCCCCTCGCGGACGTGGGCAGGTCCCGGTGGTGGTGCGGGGACGCCTCGTGCAGGGCCCGGATCTGGGCGGTGCCCTGCCCGGGCCGGCCGGTGACGACGAGCCGGCAGCGCGACCCGACGCACCGATACGCCACGGGATCCGGCAGGCCGCCGTGGAACACCGGGTCCTGCTCGGTGGCCGCGAACCAGCGCAGCCGGGTGCTGCCGTGCCGGTCGGACACGTAGCGCACCTGGACCCGCACGCGAGCCAGCGCGGTGACCTCGCCACGGCGCCACCGGCCGAACGCGAACACCCACACGGGATCCCCGACGGTCAGGTCAGCGGCGGTCAGCGGCCGGTTGGGCGGCTCCGGCGCCGCCACTGCGGTTCGGGTCGTCGTGGTCATGTCGTAACTCCGTTGCTCGGGTACGGGCGACGCCACCCGTCGGGTAGCGCCGCGGTGTAGCCGTCCATCCGCGTCACCGCCACCGCGGCGGCGCCGGTCTGTGAGACGTCGACCGCGAAGCGCACCCGCGGACGGTCGGCGCGGCGCGCGGCGGCGAACCGGGCCGACTCCGCCGCGATGTGCGCGGCGAACAGCGGGTTCACCAGCGGCCGATCCGGGCCGACCGGCGCCGCGGCGGGACGGGTGACGACCGCGCGGGCGCGAACCACCACCGGCGGGCGTGGGTCGGCGGCCAGCAGCAGCACGATCCAGCCGAGCAGCCCGGTGCAGGCCGCCGACAGCCCGAGCACCACGGCTATCACCGGGCACCCCCGACCCTGCGCGGGCGGCGCCGGCGGCCGCGGCGCGCACGCGGCCACGCGTCCCGCACGGCCTGCCCGGGGTGGGTGACGCCGTAGACGATGTCGCGGGCCTCCCGGACGATCGCGCGCCGCCACCGCCGGCCGACCGTGGCGTGGAACGCCGCCCACACCTCGTCCGGCGGCGGCTCGTCACGCTGACGGGTCACGACCAGCAGGGCAACGGTCAGGACCAGCACCGCCATCGCGAGCAGCAGGGTGATGGCGTCCTGCACGTCCAGGTCACGCACCGCCGATCACCGCCTCCGCCCGCGTGGTCGACCGGCTGGCTGCGATGTGGTGGTCGAGCAGCGTCATGGCCGTCTCCGGGTCGCGGCCGTCACCGTCGAACGTGTCACCGCAGACACACGCCACACCGGCCACCAGGGCGCGGCCGTGCCTGCTCGCGGCCGTGGCCGACTGCTGCCGTCCGGTGAGGGCCGGGTCGGGCAGCATCCGCCGCAGCTCCAAGGTGGCTAGCACCACCCGCGGGTCGCTGCCCGGCACGCAGCGCAGCAGCAGCCGCTCGTTGCCGTTGCAGCCCTCCACCACCCACCCGGACGCGCCGCGGAACAGCTCGTCGACGCGCACCGCGCGCGGCTCCCGCTGCTCGGGCGGCAGCGCCGCCTCCATCCACTCCTCGCGCCCGTTGAGCGGGTCGCGGCGGTGCTGCCAGCCCGAGCCGGCCATCCGCTGCCGCACCAGCGACAGCATCGACACCGACGGGGGCGAGGGCACCCGGGCGGCCGGCGCGGTCACCGGTCACCGCCCGGCTGCTCATCCCCCGCCGGGTCGACCGTCCCGGCCGAGGCCGGCGCGGCCGGCAAGGCCGGAACCGAGGCCCGTCCGGACTTCCCGGCAGACGGCCCGTGCGGGGCCGACGCCTCCAGGTGCACCGCCGGGCACGGCTCCGTTCCGCCGTAGCGCCAGTCCGCCCGCGCCCCGTAGCGGTCCTCGGTGACCGGCAGGTCCAGCGCCGCAGCCAGCCGCCGGACCGCCGCGGTCGAGTCCAGACCGGCGTGGATCCGCAACGTGAACGGCGGCAGCGGCACGAACTCGTCGCGCTCCGCGAGGTCCGCCAACTGCCGCAGCCCTTCGATCTGCTGCGCCCGCCGGGCCCGCGCCCTCGCCCGCGCCCTCGCCTGCTCCACCAGCTGCTCGTCGACCAGCTCCAACAGTTCGGTCGCGTCGTACTCCACGTAGTAGGGACCGGTGAACACGACACCGACCAGGTCGCCACCGTCCTCTGCTCGCTCGACGTGCCGCACCTCCCAGCCCGGCATCTCCGGCTCGCCGGTGGCCACGTACATCCCCGGCTCCAACTCGGCGGCCGGCAACCGCCGCGACTCCGGTCCGCCGGCCGCCGGCGTCTCCTCGAGCGAGACCGCCGCAGCGGGCTGCTCATCGACGGCCAAGGCAGCCAGCTCCGCGTTGGCCTTGGCGATGTGCCGGTTCATGTGCTCGGTGGGCTGCGCCAGGTCGTCGAAGCCGTCGAAGGTCAGGTCACACGCGCACTGCACGCCGCACTCACCCGGGCCGCCCTTCCACGCCCGGACAATCTCGTGCTTCACCTCGACGCCGCCGACGGCCGGAGCCGCCGCGGGCTCGCCGAGGACCTGCTCGCTAACGGCGGCGACCGGCCACTGGTCGCTGCGCAGCCGCAACAGCCCACGCTGCCGAACCCCGGCCTCCTCCTCCGAGGCGAACTGCCCGGCGAACGTCTGCCCGAAGTGCGCCACCACGGCCGCCCTGGCCGCCTCGTGCGTGCCGTAGGTGACCGCGTACCGGTCCGCGAACGCATGCCCTGCCGGGAACGTGAACCACCAGGTGCGCGGCTCGTCCGCCAGGCCCTGGCCAGTGTCGGCGGTGTCCACCGCCGGGTCGACCTGTAGATTGGTGTTCATCTCGCCTCGTCCTTTCAAGGGGGACACGGGTAGGGATTCAGGGGTCACCGCTTGCCGGCGGTGACCCCACTCCCGTTCCTGCGGGGGTGACGGCCGCAGCACGAACAGCCGGCACACGCGTAGTGGTGGCCGAGCGCGCATGGCCAGCACACGTCGCGCGGCATGTCAGGCGCGCCGCACCGCGGCCCGGTTGGCCTTGTGGTCGGCACGCCGCCGCTGGCGCGGGGTCAGCTGGCCGCTGGCCCGGGTGCCGTTCTGCCGGCGGTAGTTATCCCGGCGCCGCTCGACGCTCAGCGGCGCCGCCGAGGAACTCTTGGCACTGGCGCTCCAGGCCGCCGCTGCACTCCGAAGGCGCTCGGCCAGCTGCGGATCCAGCACGACGGGGGCGGTTCTCGGGCCGGATGGCGGGCTGCCGGTTTCAGGTCCGGACACGTGGATCTTCTCCTTAGGGTCGGCCGACGTCGGCACGTTTCGCGTCGGCCTCGGCAGGGGTGGGGACATGTGCGGGCTTCACTTCGCGGCTGGCCAGAATCGCGGCAGCGTCTGCGACGGTGAAGCGGATCTCGTTGGCGATGCGGTGGTGCGGAAACACCCGGGCGGAGACGCCTCGGCGCAGCCAGTCCTCGCCGGTCTTCCACAGCTCGGCCAACTCGGCGAAGGTGAACACCTTCAGGTCGTCAGGGCTGTTCATGCCGCAGCCTCAGCCGCAGCCTCCTCCGGGGTGGCCCATCGGAAGAACTGGTCGAAGCTGACGGAGAGGCCAACGGCGGCGAGCTTCTCGGCGTTGAGGTCGAAGGCCGCGAGCGAGTTCGCCATCAGCGCCTCGCTGACCACTCCCCCGTCGAGGGCTCGATCGATCGTCTTGCCCTCCATGCCGAGCAGACGGCCGGCCGCCGAGCCGCGATCCCGGCCGACGAGGGTGAGGAGCGCGAGCCGGTAGGGGACCGGCTTGAGGTAACAGTGGTGCCGTGTTTCCGGTATCGCGAGGTGATTCCGTAAACGCTTTTCCGACTTCACGAGCGAGACGCTACCCCGGAGATGCGTTTCTGACAACTCACCCGATCGGCCCACTGTTTCGGCAACACGTTTCCGGTTATCGTTGCCCGCATGGCCCAGCGAGGGATGACAGCGAGGCAGGCAGCCCGGGCGCGAAGACGCCGAGGAGCAGGGAAAATCGATCCACTTCAGCGGCGCACGATACGGCCGACGTGGAATCTATGTCCGGAAACACGTTCCCGATACGATCACCTTGTGGCGACGGGCGAGGTCAACCGGCAGGAGTGGGCAGAGGTCATCCGTGAGCTTCTGAACGATGAGATCGAGGCTCAGGGAGGCCGGGCTCACGGCGCCAAGACTCGCTTCGCCATGAAGGTCGGCGTCAGCGTTCGAACGGTCGACACCTGGCTGCGCAAGGACGTGGACGTGCGGGAGTCCAGCGTCCGGGCGGTGGCAGAGGCTTACGGCCGCAACCTGATGGAGCTGATGATCCGAGTCGGCTTCTACGCCACCGAGCAGATGCCGTACCAGCCCACCGAGGAAGAGATCGACGAGGAGCAGCGCGCGGTCCTCGAGTCGGACCTGGACGACGAGACCAAGGCGGAGATCCTCCAGCAGTTGGAGGAGATGCGCGCCGCCGACGAGCGGCTCATCATTGAGCAGCGCGAGCGCGACAAGCAGCGCCGGATGCGGGAGCTGACCTACCGCATCGAGCAGGCGCGCCGCTCCGCGTAGCCTCCCCCCTTCTTGCCGCCGGCTCGGCCGCGGCTCACTGACCCATGCCCGGGAGGGCACCCATGTGGATCGAGAAGAACGGGCGTAGCTGGCGGATCCGAGAGGTTCTCGCCGGCGAGAAGATCACGCTGGCCAGCGGGTACGAGACGAAGACGGCTGCACAGAACGCGTTGACCATCATGAAGGCGGACGCTCTGCGCGGGGACGCCCTGGTGCCGCGTGGCGGCGAGCTGACCCTCGCGGACTGGGTGGCGACCTGGTGGCCGGCCTACAAGCGAGCACTGAAGGCCACCAGCCAGGGCAGCATCGAAGGTGTGATCAACCGGTACATCGTGCCGATGCTCGGGCATCTGCGGCTGGGTGAGCTGTCGGACCAGCCGCTGATCGTGCAGCGGTGGACGAACGACCTACTCGACGGGCGGACGAAGGTTCGCAAGCCTCGGCCCCTGGCGAACAAGACAGTGCGCAATGCTCATGGTCAGCTTTACGTCATCCTGGCGGCGGCGATCACCCACAAGTACATCCGCCACAACCCCTGCGAGCACACGCTACTGCCGGAGGAGGACGACGACCGGGACGAGATGCTGTTCCTGACGCCCGAGGAGGCGGACGGGCTGATCGAGGTGGTGCCGGAGCACTGGCGCCCGCTGATCCTGGTGTTCCTCGCGACTGGCCTGCGGTGGTCGGAGGCGATGGGGCTGCGCAAGCGCGACATCGACCTGGTGCGCAATCGGCTGCACGTGCGGCTGCAGACGGTCGAGGTGAGCGGCCGGCCGGTCGACCAGACCCCGAAGACCAAGCGCGGCAAACGGCACGTGAGCTTCCAGCGGGGCATCGCCGATGTGCTGCGGCCCCTGGTTGAGGGCAAGCGGCCGGACGACCGAGTGTTCACCGGCCCTCATGGCGGCTTGATCCGACGCAAGGAGTTCTACGAGATCTGGTGGCTGGCACGGGAGGCGGCAGGGTTCCCGGGGCTGCGGCTGCACGACCTGAGGCACACGCACGCCGCTTGGTTGATCGCGGCCAACGTGCCGCTGTCGGCGATCAGCCGGCGACTCGGGCACAAGGACGTCGGGTTCACCGATCAGCGGTACGGTCATCTCCTGCCGGAGGTCGACGACGGCGTAGTGGCGGCGATGGAGGCTGCAATGAGCAAGATCGACTTTAGGGGAGCCGTAGGGGAATCAACTCCCGCCGCACCCCCGCCAGCCCCCGCGAATCCCGCCGGAACCCCTGGTCAGGATGGGTTGCAGTCCACCGACCAGGGGGAATGA